TTGGGATTTTGCCAATCTCAATAGTATTTGTGTTAATCTATAACTTATACTAAATCGAATGACATCCCGCATTCAAGATACCTTTGAGCGGACGCGTCGAGAAACAATCATTTCCCTTTCCACTCTCGCCATCCAGGAGTGGAAGGCTTTGGATACACCGTTAAGACGGGCATCCATTGAGCTGACAGATGGACACAGTATGTTCTGGGACCGATTACTGGTTGACCTAGGTGAGGATTATAAGCCTCTGAGAGTCAATAAGTATGTCGGTAACTTCGAGAAGTACTGTTCAGCTTTATTTAGATCTAATCACCGAGCACCATTGGTTGATGCTGTTCCCGTGATTGTCCGATACGCGACGGACACGACAGATAGGATCATGGATCTTATCCGAATTTTGGGGTACAAAGGGCCCCTGAGCAAAACTTGGAGAACTCAAACCGATGTCCACTATGCAATTCTTTACATGTGTGGAAATTGGGGCAAGAACCTCAAGTATCACCTCAATTGGCTCTTTAACCATTATGAGGGTTTGGTCCAACAAGATCGAGATCCTATGATCGTTGGTAAGGACGGGTTTCTATGTGGAGGACGTCCCGGAAGTTCTGTTAACAGAAGACTTCGGGGTTTCAGTCTGAGAGCTTTAGAGGGTAGAATGACAATTCTACAGGGATTCAAAAAATCCCTTTTACCCTTAGATAGCCGAGATTGGGTCAATACCATAGAAGACACGGCAAAGACGCTCGCACGAGAGCCAGGGAGAATAGACGAAGAATTGAGATTTCAACTTCGTCGAACGGGCAATGAACTGGCCCGGGGTGCTCCGGATTTGGTCGTTCGAAAGAACTACACCTTATCTAAGAGTGCCTGCTCTGAGAACTCTCGGGCGGCAGGCGGATTTGCAGGTTACTACTTGGATTCAATGGGATTCAAGAGTACTGTCTACCGAATTTCACCACCAGTTCTTGTGGGAGATATTCGATACCACGACTCGTGTCGAGTCGGCCTGCTGTACAGTAGATGTCCTTATAGTTATTTGGACCTGTACAGAGATATTGCGGGTGGACCACTCTTCGAAAGACTCGGAGAAGGGTCGGCAACGGTAGTAATGAGGGTGATTCCTGAACCTTTCAAGTTCAGGGTCATCTCTGTTGGGGAATTCGATGTTTATTCGTCGTTAAAACCTTGGCAGACCTGGATGTGGAAGACACTTCAAAAGTTTGAATGTTTTTCCCTTACAGGCCGTGGCGCTGATGATCTTGTCGATCACACGCAACGGATCATTACGAAGTTTTGGGACGTGGGGATGAAATTCCTTAGCGGCGATTATAAAGCCGCCACGAACGAGCTCTCTTCTTATGCTTCACAGATCCTTTCTGAACAATGGTTCAAAGGACGTCCAGAATTTCTTTATATTCTGAAGCAGTCTTTATTTGCATCCAATCTTAACTTTGAGAAAAGTAAGTTGGGTGTGGGCGATTTGATGCCCGATAAAGCTGGTGATCCTGAGCAAAAGAAACGAGACCCAATCAAGTATCGAGAGAATCAGATGATAATGAATTCTCAGATTGATGCTGATTTACCCGCTCTTGGTGAGATGAACAACGGACAATTGATGGGACATCCATGTTCTTTTCCTATACTGTGTGCAGTGAATGCCGCAGTCTGCAGAGCAGCTCTGGAAAAGGTGTGGGGGAGGACTTTTAGCCTCAAGGATATTCCCTTGTTGGTAAATGGAGACGATTGTCTCCTTATAGGGCCAAATAGCCTATTACCAACTTGGCGCTCAATGACAGCCCAATGTGGTCTGATCGAATCTGTCGGAAAGTCTTACTTTACCGATCGTTTCGCGATGATCAATTCGCGCTATCTCTCTATTGAGACAGTCCCGGTTTACCATGATGGGGAGCGATTGTTGGATAAGACGCACAGAGACATAGATCTATCTGCTGTGTGCCCCATACGCTACCTCGCCAACGTTAAATACGACGTTGGGTATGTGAACCTGGGAATCCTTGTAGGAAGAAAGAAAGGGTCGAATGTTGACTGTGAGGTCAACATCGCGGAGGAAGTTACAGATGAATCCGGCTATGCCTTCTGGCAATCTGCTGCTGATAATTATGCACAGATGAATTTGCGATGTAAGAAATTACACGCGAGTCTAGGGATATACGTTAAATCCTTCGAGAGGTTCTTTTCACAAGTTCCTCTACCAATCCATCTCTCAAAGGACATGGGTGGATTTGGCCTACCTGGAAAGGATGTGGTCTCAATTTCTAAGTTGAGAGACCCCTTTAAACAGAGTAAGCGTGGAGATGTTTCACTGGGTGAAGCATACTTCTCAGGTGGGATGGCCACTTGCTATGATGATCCTTCATATCCTGACTTTTTAGAACGATGTCAGGAAGTAAAGAAGATTCTTAAGCATAAAGTCATTCTGTCGGAAGATTGCGACATTATGGTGTTATATATTCCACCAGAGCCAAAGAGCCGATGGTCGGTGACTAGTCTAGATAAGAACTTAAGACTGTCAGGGGGTTCGCTTGAAAAGCGAATGTGATGATGAGCTGTAGAGCTCTTAGTCTTTTGTGACTACGACGGTCGGTGTTGCTTCTTTGTCTAACAAATGAAGCCATGGGTTCGGTAGAGAAAAATGGAAGAATGGCAATAAGCACCATTCGTGGATCAGTTGCTTTGATCAGAAACAGCCTTTGTTTTGGCGCCTTCTGAGATCAAAATGATCTTCTCCTAATATCTACTACATCCGGCAGCGTTAGTGAAAACTATCTGCACACCACACTTCGCAAATCTTTGATTTGCTGGAGACTTCTTCTTCGCACCTGTTTGGTGCTTCCATCGAGAAGAGACCCCATCTGCATTAAGCGGAGGGCTATAGCTTTAAGGATATTCCCGAAAGGGTGCATCATTGAAGCTGGACGCTTATACCACTGAACCAACATCTCCTTTACGGATGATCCAAGTTAATATTGTAATACTTGTGTTGGAATGTAGTTGCAGGTTTCTCAGTATCAGAAGCTATGACAGAGAACAGTTACAGAGAGCGAACATACACGACGAGAAAACTTTTTCTAGCCCGTAAAGGTAAGAATTAGTAGATCGGCCTATCCAGCCGCTACGCGAAAGTATGTTTGTTCTTGGACTCTATTAGAGTGCAAGAGAAGGTTGACCAGCTAAAGGACTGCAAGACCGGTCGCGACTTAAGACATCGCATGGTTCCC